AATACGTTGCCATCGTAATGGTACAGTTCAACAATATGCGTTCCCGTTTTCGGAGATTTAACCCAAAAAGATAAAGCAACATTTTCTGCTGAAGATGTTCCGTATTTCAAACCTTGTAAGTTTTGACCTTCTATGATTTGACGCACAAGCGCAAGGTCACCAGCATCTAATGATGAATCTGCGGTAGTTATATCTATTTCTAATGATGCACCAAAACCATTTGACTGGGGCGAGTCGCTTGCTCCTGCTTGTTTGCCAGTTACCGCAGCCGCACCAGTGCGTGTAAAGGTAAATCTATCTACTCCAGTGTAACCGCTTGTAAGGCTTGATTGGTCGCCACGCTGTGCCACCTGCATAGCACCATTGATGATGAGGTTCCTGTTTGATAAAGCCGTCTGCGAACCAATAAGTGCGGCTAGTTCTGCTGCTTTACTCATGCGAGGTCTCCCAAAACCATAAACTGCGCTTCTGAAACATCCGCAACAGAACCTGTGCTTCCCACACGATAAAATGTATCTACATATGCTACATTCATTTCGTTGCCGGAACATACGTTAGTGCTTGCGTTGCCAGCAAAACCAGCGGCTGCGTAGTCATTGTTTGCCATATTGTTTGTGTAGTTTGGGCGGTAATTTCCTGTGCCAACATCCGTAAGACTGGCGTAGTTTAGGCTGTTAGTAATGGATGTTCCTGCATTGTGCTGTATCCAAGCCTTCGCACTACCGTTGGCAACATACGTCATAGCCACTTCGTTTGACCCAGCGGCATCCTTCAGGGTGTTTACTCTTAGTTCGCTTGCCATTATGCTAGGTCTCCTAATACTGCGTAATTTCTACCATCTGAATCGGACGATGCTGAAGTAGAGTGTGTCTTTAAGACCATACTGGATGTTGCACGGAGATGTGTTGCTGAAAGTTCTTGAATACACGCTATGTAATCGCTTTCTCTTGGTGTTCCAAGATTGCTGAAGTTTGCATCATTCATACTATTAGTGAAGTTTGCCCTAACCACACCAGTGTCTTCATCTGTTAGACTAGCTACATTAAACGAACCTGTTATAGAAGGTGTGCCATCACCGCCTATAAATGCCCAAACCTTCGCCAGACCTTGCTGAAGTGATTGCGTTGCTGCCCCACCTTCAGATGTAACAGTAATGTCACCAGCCGATGTGATACCTTGCAGTTCGTCTACTTTGAGAATACTTGCCATTATGCTAGGTCTCCTGTCAAAACGAGACTTAATTCATCTGCGTCACTGTCAGCGTTACTACTGGTGTTCCTATTATGCAGAAAACAAGTTCCTGTCGTGTGTTGTCCTGATGCGGCTCTTTCAGCACTAAACGAAGTAGACATAGTGCTTCCTGTTGTGCTTGCATAATTTATATCGGACATATTGTTGACCAAAGAAGCGGTGTATAATCCGACTCCGTCATCACTTGCAGTAGAAACATTAAAACTGCCGTTTATAGAGAAACTATCTAAATCAACATTAGACCAAGCCTTCGCCGCACTTTGCTTAGTCAGCGTGACAGGTGACGTACCATCTTTTGCCGCAATAGTATCTACATTCAATACGCTGGTCATACGATACTCCAATATCCATTAACAGTGACGGTAGCGTTCTGTGTGATAGGCCCACCTGACACACCATTCTCATCGCTGTCAATCGTAATGTCTGCATTGATAGTCTGCCCATTCAAACGGATGATGCTGTTGTTACCCTTGAACGGATAACGTGTGTCACTTTCATTCTTAGTGTAGCTGTTTGCAATGCTAAAGGCATCGTAGGCTACAATCTCAACTACGTCATTTAAGCTGGCACCAGTGATAAGCACGATGCTGGTTCCGCTAGTGGCTGTGTAGTCAGTGACAGGCTTGAGTAGCACACCGTTCTGATACACGTCAACGTACAGGCCATCTGTGTAGGTCAGTGTCTTGCTATCTGCGTCACTGCCGGTGAAGGTAGTTTGACCAGCAGTGGCTTGGTAGAGGTATCGGTTGCGAACACCGAAGGATGGGGATTTACCTATGTATGCCATTATGCGTTCTCCAGTGCCGCAATACGGGCTTCAAGTTCCTGTATGGTCTTCACCAGCAACGGCACTAGCTTTGACTGGTCAATGCCCTGATACACAGGGTTGCCCTCGTCATCTACTTCATTGTGTGTGCCACTGATAGCCTCTGGAACGACACTCTGAACCTCGTGTGCTAGGAAGCCATCGACAGTGGTGTCGGGGTCAGCGATAAAGTTAAACCGCACAGGATTGAGTTGCTTGAGGCGTGTGGTTGCGTCCCAGTCTGCTACCACGTTTTCTTTGAGGCGGTAGTCGGATGCGGTGTTGTAGGCGGTAGATGAACCAGAAGTCGTGACGCTGCCAACCTCACCGTTTGCGTTGTGAAATGAAAGGTGGCCTGCTGTCGAAGTGGTACTTCTAGACGAATAAAGAATAGCCGCAGCCATCTGTTTACTGTCAGTTCCCGAACTGAAACCTGACGCTGGAATAACAAAATCGCCGTTACTACGAAACTCATAGTGGGTTCCAATCTTGACATCGCCACCGCTTTCAATTCGCATACGTTCTGTTTGATTTGTGTATAGCACCAGATTGTCTCCAACAGAGCCAATCCTGTTATAGAAATCCCCTGTTGTGTTAGCGTCTCTGATTGTTATAAAAGCATTTGTTTGGCTGGAGCCGCCACGAACAATAAGCGGGATGTTGGTTCCTGAATCTGCTTGAATGTCCAGCGTTCTTAATGGACTACTCGTCCCAATGCCAACCCGATTATTCGTGCTGTCAACAACAAGTGTGTCTGTGTCTACAGCCAGAGTATCAATGGCTCCAATGCCACTATTTGTAATTTTGCTTAAAGCCATTGATTACTACTCCTTAAGCGTAAGGGCTATCACCAAGTGTGTCTGCATCCCAAGCTGCCTTGAGTTCAGCAATAGTTGTTGCTGCGTCAATTGCTGCAGCGGCAGGTGCATCACGAAGTGCAGCTTTTCTAGCTACAGATGCAGCCTTTGCAGTTGCATCGTCAGCCTCTAGTGCCTTCATGTACACTACGTCTTCTGCGTCTAGCAGTGGTTTGCGAACTTCACGAACCTTGTCCTTGAAGATTGCTTTGGCAGATGCCATGTCTTCTGAAATGACATTGCCACTCAATGACCATGCACCACGAAAGGCACGGTCAGAAGGAACGGTAGCCGTAGAAGCATCAATCTGATTCCCGTCCTTGTCTACGATGTATGTTGTTACAGCCATTGTTTTCTCCTTATGCTGCTATATCAGTGACGCTTAGTTCTTCAGTTATCTTCCAAGCATTGCGCCACTCACGTGTGCTTGGCAACTGTTCTTTGCGGCAGATAACCATCTTCGGTTTGTTGCCTGTGTTCCAGTTCTGCCACACGTGCTGTGGGCAGTCCTTCATAATTAGGTATTCGATAGCTTCTTCTTCAGTCATAGCCTCGACAGGTTCTGTGTTGTGCAGCAAGTAACCACGAGTGTGTTTCTTGAAGCCGGGTTGTGCTTCGTCCTTTGCCAGTTCGTGATACACCCACACAGGTGGTAAGATACCGCCCTGTAGCGCACACGCCATCCAGTTAGGGTCAGGCACAAGTATCTTGGCGCACTCATCAACGCTGTCCTCATAGACCACACGATAGTCTGACTGCACACCCTCTAGGTTTTCTTTCGCCCAGCATAGGCGGTCAAACAGGTGAGTGCCTTTGAATGATGGTGTCTGCGTCATTATGCTAGGTCTCCGTGCAATGCAGCAATAACATACGTTGCGTCCGTTAAAGAGCCACCAGTGTTGAATATATACATGCCCATTGTGCTTGTTGCGTATGAGCCATCCCTGATTGAGCCAAAAACAACAGACGCACCCCTAGCTGTTACATTGTGGGCGTAGTCGTCATTCGTCATGCTGTTCGTGAAGGTCGCTGTATATTGCCCTGTGCCATTGTCGGTCGTTGATGCAACATTAAAGGAATCACGAGCCGTAGCACCAGAAGCCGTGCCGTCAAGGTTAACCCAAGCCTTCGCACTACCCTCAACAACATAGTTCGTGGCGATTGACCCTGCGGTGCTGTGTTCCAGCGTATCTGCTATAATTTTTCCAGCCATTATGCTAAGTCTCCTGCCACCATCGAATTATGTAACGAATCATCTACAGTTCCATTTGCAAAAGCTGCTGTAGCGAAATAACTGCTTGTGGTGACGTTAGCACCTGCGCCCATTCTAGGATAATTTTTATTAGCAATCGTCCTGTCAAAGTGTGGTGAGTTTTGCACATTGTAAGTGGTGTTACTCATATTGTTAGTAAAACTAACCGTTACAACTGCGGTAGATTCATCTGTTTGACTAGAGGTATTTAATGTGTCACCCGATGTATTCGCCCCATAAGTCGTTCCAGTTTGGTCAAAACTTGACCATTGTTTAATCAACCCCTGTTGCAACTGCATAGTCGCCGCACCGCCTTCAGAGGTCACTGTGATGTCACCAGCGGAGGTCTTGCCAGTGAGGGTGTCTACTTTTATCTCACTCATGCTAGGTCTCCGTGAACTAAATAATAATTATTATCAAAATCTAGTAATCCACCAGTGTTGGCATTTAAGGTAACTACGTCAAACGCTGAAGATGTCTTTGTTCCAGTAGCAGAGGTTAATGCCCTATTGTCATATGGAGACCCATCCAGCGTACCTTGTACAGCATATGTTGACGCACTCATTGCAGATGACAAATTAACACCAAAATCACCAGTTGCATCATCATCTATTGAGGAAACTCCAAAACTTTCTGATACTGAAATAGAGGTGTAAGCGTCAAAACTAACCCACGCCTTCGCCGCACTCTGCTTCGTCAGCGTGACAGGACTTGTGCCATCGCTGGCAACTAAGGTGTCTACTTTTACTGTACTCATATCACACCACCGTCCAAGTTTCGCC